AGGCATTATCTATCCTCCCTGTTAATTTCTAATATAGATGCTATTACATCTACCGATCCACTGGTAGCATCAACTTTTATAATTTCACTTTCTTCCATTACTAATGGTTCTGTTATAACTTGTTCTTTTTCTTTAGCACTTAAGCTTACATCTTTGTCAACCATATAGGGTGTAGCTGTCGAATCTACTAATGTTACTTCAACTGTTGCTGTAGAGTTAGCATCTTCCGCTATTAAAATAGATTTAACAATAGCTCTTGAATTAGAAGGCACTGTATACAAAGCAGTATTTACTGAACTTGTTAAACTTAATTTTGCATTCTTATATATATTTGCCATTAGCCTAAGCCATACCAAGTGTATCGTTCTTGGTCCTCTTTTTGTTGTGTTAAATATGTAGAGTTTAACTGTTCAATGATTGTAGTTAACGCTCTGTTAATTTGTCTTTGATTATCTTCACTATATTCTCTTTTAGGTTCTGGTAATCTTACTACTATCTTTGCCATTATCGTCTCCCATCTGGTTGTATATCTACTTGAAAAGTTCCAAATCTCCAGTTTTCACTAATTCCAGTATTTTCTATTTTTAAATTTGCGTATCTTCCTCTTGCTCTTGTATCTATTTTTTCTGTGGTAGATGTAATAGTAAAAGGACTTAAAGATGTAGCTGCCATATTATCTGCTGGATAATCTGACACTCCAACCGTTACCTGATTATTTCCTTGTAGTACTCTGAAGTTAGGTAAGAATCTTCTCATAGCTAGAAATACCTCACTTTGATCAGCTTGTAAAGAAAAGCTAAAAGACTCAATAAAAGAAGTTAAAACAGTGGTACTTCCATCAGGGTTAACTTGATCGGTTCCTATTTCGTGTTCAAATAAAACACTTCTACCTAACCCTGATTCTCCAATTACTGTAGGATAACTACCTGATTGCGTACTATCATAAGCAGTTGCATAAGGTTTCGGATAAACTAATGAATCAATCCAAGTTGTTCTAATTGAATTAGTATTAATTCCTGTATACCAATTACCCATTGGTAATGGATTTTTATTTGTTTCTCCATAATTAAATACTACATACCTGTCATTAAATGTAGCACCAGATGTTGGATACCACCAAGTAACTTCAGTAAAAAGGTTATTAATACCTGCGTTTACTTGTTGTCCTTTAGTTGTGTCGCAATCATCAAATACGTAATCTTCAACCGCGCACGGTAAAGAGTTAACAGTACCATCAAAAGAAAAGAATCCATTATTAGACATCCAATAAGCAACCCCATCTATTTCTACAGCTGCGTTTTGTCCAATTAATCCACAGTTAGTTCCAACTTGTTCAAATCCAAATGTAAATGGAGCACCTACAAATTTCATTGCGTAAAGTGCATTGTCGGTCCAAACCAAAATATTTTCTTTTGCAACAACAGCTCCTACAATCTTAGTGCCGTCTTGTAGTCTTTGAGTTCCTGCTGTGTTAGTTGCTTCTACTGTATATTCATTAATACTTTCATCTGCAGAAAATCTTATAAACATATCATCTTGAGTGTCCGCGCTTCCTAGAGTTGTTTCTGTTCCTAAATGAATTAAGTGACGTGTTGTTGGTGAAATTAAAGTAACTCTTGTTGCTGTTGGATTACTGTTTGTTGGATAACCTGGAGTAATTTGTGAAGCAGGGGTAGTTAGTCTTGCTACAATAGATGAATCCCAACTAAAAGTTTTTCCATTAGCAATTGTTGCAATTAATACATCTCCATAATTACTTAAAGACCAGAGTCCTGGTTCAAGAGTAATGGTCGCTGCATCTGCTGCTTCTCCCCATCCACTCCATTTAGTAGCTTGTTGAACTTTTACTCCACCACTTGTTGTAGCTGGTGCAGTCGTTCCATCTTGACTTCTACTTACAGTAGTTAAATCTCCTGGAGCCGCGCTCGTATTACCAGTATAAGTTGCTAACTCACCTTGAGTTGCACCTGTAGAACTATAATCATCTCCAATATAAACTGTACCCGTACCTGTAAAAGCTGTTGAGTCTGCTAAAGTAAGAGTAGTTGAAGCAGAAGTAATACCTGAATTTAAAGTTGAACTAGCAGAACCTTGAACGGTTCCTCCAAATTGAGTTACACCAAAACCATAACCATAAGATTGAGCCGCTGGACCCACTCTTTCATAAGGAGTTACATCACACGTACCACCACTTCCCACTCCAGTTGTAGTTTCTGTTCCTGTAATAACTGCAATTAAGTCACTTGTTAGTCTTGTTACTTGAAAAAGTTTACCTTCAAAAGCTGCATCAGTTAAACCAACACCTACTGGAACAGTTACATTATCTAAATAAATAATATCACCTTCTTCTAAGTTATGTGCAGCAGAAAAAGTTAAAGAAATTTCTTTAGTGCCACTTGCATTAGACATAGCGACAGTTGTAATTTTAGCTTTTGTAGGAGTAATATCGTAAAGTTGACCTTCAAAATATATAAGTAAAAATTTATCAGTACCAATAGCCACATATCTATTTCCGTCTTGGTCAACAAAAGCGTGCATTTTTCTTGCAACGCCTACAGCTGTATCGGTTAATAAGGATTGCCAACCACCAACTTTTTCTGGTAATCCATATCTAAATCTAACATTGTCTGAATCAACCCAACGACCATCAGCTCCGACAGCAGTGTCTTGCTTGTCAATGCCAGGAGCAAACTTAATTTTCGTAAGCATCCTTAACTCCTATGATGTACTATTTGACTTAATCTGCCAACCCATATCGACATTTGTATAATAAAACGTAATACATTGAAAATTAGTATTCATATTATAGTTGCCGGTTCCTCTTTGAAGTTTTAAACTATTAGGGTTTACCACACATTGGTTTGTTCCAAATCCTACCGCTGTTGTAGAAGCATCCATAATTGTAACTTCATCACCTATAGCTGGAGAAGCTGGAAGTGTAACTGTAACTTGTGCAGTTGCAGCTTTGATTAAAATAACATCTCCTGATACTGCTGTATAAGCAGTTACAGAAGCTGAATCAATTTCTTTTACGCCTGGTTGCATAATAGGCATATAAGCAGCTGGAGTTGCTCCAACTGAATAAATTAACCCATTGGCTCCTGTAGGTACATTTACATAAGTAGATGCACTTTGACCTGTAGTAAAAATTTGTACTGTATGATTAGTAGTTGTTCTGTCGGTTGCGTCTTCTACAAAGAATACTCTGTTAGCTGTTCCGCCGGTTGTAGTAGCCGGAATTTCTAATAAAGAATTTCCACTTAATGTACCAATCAATTTGATGTACATATGTTTTCCATTAGCCGTATCCGATCCGTCGGCTAAACTTAACGTCGTAGTTCCTGTACTTAAAGTTACTTCTACATAACCTGTAACAGAAGTTTGTAATACTTTTAAATTAGTGTTTGTAATTGTTCCCCATAAACCGGCTTTTTCACCAGTTGTTACGAGTTCCATTGATATGTCTTTTGAATAAGTTGATGCCATAATATTAATAAGGGTCTATTGGTGTCCAAACCATAGTTGCTCCTGGAATGATTTCATTCCAAGTAATTACTCCTGATTCTTTTGTTGTCAATACTAATGGAACCTTATCAGGGGTTACATTTGCATTTCCGCTAATAGTAACAGTTCCCGATCTAATAATCAACTGATTTCCAAGACCAGAATCCACCACTGCATTACCTGAAACTGTAACAGTTCCAGTACCTAAAACTAATGGATTTTTTCCAATAGTTGTTAAATCTACATTAGCATTACCACTAAGAGTAACTTCTCCTGTTCCTAAAACAAGAGCGTCGGCTCCAGATGTCTGACTAACTGAAGAGACAGCTTGACCAACTGGGCCAATAGTTATAACTAGCCTGTTTTTTTCTGCTGTAACTGTAACATTACCTTCCGTACCTGAATACGAAAAAGGTAATTCTGAAAATGCGCCAAATCCTAATAACATATATAATCCTTAGAAGGAAGCAGGGGGTATGTGGTGGTGCCCTGCCTCCATCAAAGAATTATATCATCGTTTAAACCAAGAAGGAAGTCCTAAATGTGGACGCTTGTCGAACATATTATCCTTCGCTCCTGGGGTCTTACGATTGTTATAATGTAGAAAAACCTGTACGCATTCTTTGCCTTTAAATTTTTCTCTCCAATGTTCTAACTCACAGCCGGAATAAACCAGCATATCTCCTGGTTTTAAATCTACTTTGATTCCTTTGGCTTGGCTAGTAGTAGTGATTTTTTTACCATCGGGTATACCTACATTTTCATTAGGGCTTAAATATATAGGCCAATCATTACCTCCAAGATTCATAGTTGTTGATATCTCACAACTAAATCTGTCTTTGTGTCTTTTAAGTTCATCACCTTTTTTATATATTCTGGCATAAGTATATGCTGGATATAATTTTAGTCCTGTTACTTTTTCCATTTCTGGTTGACATTTTAACATTAAAGTTTCCATAGCAATATTTGAATATTGAGAATAAGTGTCGGGTATTTGTTCATCTTTGGTTTCATAATTACCTAGAATAGTTTCAAAGGGAGAAAAATATCTCGATACTTTACAAGTATCATAAACTTGTTTTTGCATAAAAAAATAATTTGCAATAAAAGACGCTAGGTCTTTTGATATGGCTTGACGAATAACTGTATATTTTTTTTTCTTAAACATCTTTAGCCATTTCTTTTAATATAGCCGACACATTAAAATGAATAAATCTAAAAGGAGCTTTACCATAATCGATGGTAAATTCGTGTTCTAAGTATCCAGGAAAAAATATAAGTAATCCTGGTTCAGGTTTAAAATGAACTAATTCTGTTCCGGGCCATATTCCTTGTTGTGGTTTCATATGTAATTTAGTTGCTCGTGCTCCTGTCCGCGGTTCGTGAAAAACAGGCCACGAAGTTTTCTCACTAGCTTTTAAAAAATAAAAACCATTGACGTGAGTGTTCCAATGAACGTGTGCTGAATGCTGTCCTCCACCTTTTTTAGCAAATTCTTGTACCCAACATTGTTCAAAGAAAGTTGTATACTTATTCATATCAAATCCCGAATGATCTAAAAACTCCCAACACTTTTGACCCACATAATTTCTAAAATCCATAAACTGAGTGTCGGATAATAATTGAGTTGAATGCCACGAACGACCAAAGTCGCCGTGAGTTTTAAGATGAGCTTTAGCTTCTTTAGTTTTTCTTGCTTCTTTAATATATGGATCCGAAGCTTTGTTTAAAGATTTAACAAAGTCTGGTTTTATTTCATTCCATAAAGGGGTTACAAAATAATTATTTATATACATATTATTTAAATGGATATCCTAAATGCCATACGACAAGTGAGTATCTAGTTCCTCTCGTTACTGGTTTAACTCTATGCCACAAATGTGAAGGAAATACTACGATAGAGCCTTTAGGTAATATTTCAGGTACGCTTCTTATATGTTTACTTTCATCTCTCATATTGGGATCATAATTTCTAAAATCAAATTCTAATTCTCCTCCCGTATATTCTGACCCATCTGTTAATTGACAAGTCATAGATAGTTTTCTAACTTTACCATTATCAGGATCACCTTCTTTTCTTTGGTAAGGTTTCTCCCACGGATCCGTATGCCAATCATAATATTGATTTAATTTATATTTTGTAAATTGACAAGCCTCTGATCTATCCCAGTGAAAATTCCAACCAGCATCTCTATTAGCTCTATGAACATAAGGATGAAGTTCTTTATATATCCAAGTCTCACTCAACCAAACTAAATCAGATTTTCTTTTTCTTTGTAAGTTTTTAACTTCTTCTTTGTTTAATTTTCTATCACCATAACCACCAGTCTTTGCCATTACTTCTTCTTTAGATAAGGCATATTTAATGACCTCATCACAAAATCTTGGAGTTAATACCCCGCTAAAATACCAATAGTAATTAGATAAATTCATATGTTGTAGTTAAAATAAAGTTTAAAGAATCCTTTTGATTGTTGGTAATGTAATACATCTGCGTTGAGGGGAACATAATAAACTCATTATTTTTTAATGATATATCCCAACTTCTTCCCGCTCTTCTGTTTTGATCATAATGAATTCTAACTATACAATCTTGAACGTTTACTCCATAAAGAAAAGTATAATCAGGAGAATTTCTAAGGTCTAGTGGATCAATATTTAATAAAGGAATAGAAACTTCTTGTGGTTTATAAGCATTACCCCACGTTTCTTTATTTATTAAAGTAAAATTATGCTCTAGGTTTATATGCTCTCGCATATATGTATTTAATTTATCCCATTCTCTAGAAAATGGAAATTTAGAATTTTTAATTTGTGATGATAAAATATCTAATTGAAGTTTGTCTCGGTCTATTTCAAAACCTTTAGGCATATCAATCGCGCCATAATGTAAATCTATTTTAGATAATACTTTCTTGTGCATACCACATACCTTTTTAATTTATGCTTTTAAATCTGTCAAGTCCCAAGATTGCCCAGCTTCATTCCAATTATAAACCCAAGAATGAGTAGAAGCTTCATTTTGCGCAGTTTGTTCTGCAGTCAATGCTGGAGCATCACCGATCGGTGATTTCCAAGTTGCAGTTGTAGTATCTTTTACCCAAGATGCATAAGGTGACTTTGGCCAAAAGATATTATTATCCTCGTCCCAAGTAAAACCTATACCTGCGTAATTTCCTCTAAATGCTTTTGAATCATCACCCGATCTATGTTTGTTCTGTGATGTATTGTATGAAGTTTGAATCCACATTTGTGAAGGCCAATTATTATGTCTCTGTAGATATTGTTGTCCTACTGTTTCATCTTCAACACCATCAGCGTTCAGCATATCTCCATTACCACAAGTTAATACTGCGATAACTTTTCCGTTCATTCCTATTTTTGCAAAGTGTGCCATATGTTTCTCCTTATATATTAATTTTAAAGTTGTGTAAATACATATTAATTTTGATATTTGTATCTAATAATAACAATTCCACTACCTCCTACACCACCATCAGCACTTCTTGCACCACCACCGCCACCACCAGTGTTACAAGGTGCCGGATTAGTTGAAGCAAGGCCACCAGCAGCTCCACCGCCAGTACCGCCAGTCCCACTAGGATGTGATCCACCACCACCAGCAAAATATCTAGCACCTGAAACTGGTCCAGCTGTTCCATTACATCCTGCCAAGAAAGCAGTAGCTGTAACATTATTTTGAACTACATAAGAACCTGCACCTCCGTTACCACCATTTGAAGGTGTAGAACTTGTACCTGCGCAACCAGCGCCACCAGCTCCTGTTCCATAATATAGTGTAGGACCTACAAAAGTTGGTCCTGAAGGATTACCTTGTGGTGGACTTACTGAAGGAGAGTTTCCAGTTCCTCTTCCACCAGGATTTGGAAAGTTTTCACCAAGTCCTCCACCTGAACCACCATTATTACAATTTGAATGAGGATTAGGTGTACATATTCCATAACCACTATTGTGTCCTTGTCCTCCGCCACCACCAGCAGACGTAATTGTTGAAAAAAATGAAGGAGTACCTACCCCACCACAAACAGTTACTCCTACAGAACTATTGCCGCCAACTCCTCCACCTCCAACTTGAATTGGATATGGTGTTGCGGGCACTGGTATACCAGTAGGAGCTGCCAAAGGAGATGTGTGAGGTGCTGGCATACAAGTAGAGTTAGATAATCTAAAACCACCTCCGCCTCCACCGGATCCCATTCTATTTGCTCCAAAATTATCTCTACCTCCACCACCACCACCAGCTACAACAAAATAATCTACGGTGTCAGAACCATCAGAATTTCCTGCGTTAGTAACAGTAAAAGTATTAGGACTTAAAAAAGTATGAATTTTATAATCGCCACAAGTTGTTATACATCCACCTGTTGCTGCTACATATTGAGCTGTTGATGCATCAGTTTGTTGGCCTGAATCTGTTACAATCCAACCTTTAGTTGAATCAACAAAAACTAATGTTACTGCAACACCGTTAGTACCTATAATTGCATTAAAAGTGGCACCACCAATTTTATCTGAACCGTTTTGAACTAATGTACAAGCATTAGTGCCAAAATTGTTTGCATAATCTGCCACACCAACTACTAATCCGGCAGTTCCCGCGGGAAGATTAACTGATATTGGACCACTTGTTGTATCTACAAAATAACCTTCACCACCTGTTGCTGTAAAACCAGAAGTTTTAATATCACCCGGTTGCCAGTTAACAGCTCCCGTGGCTCCAAAACCATTTGCAGTTCCAGAGTTTGTTATTGTTGCACCACAAGCAATTGTCATTGTTGCACCAGAAGGTAGTGTAAATGTATCTCCACTATCTCCTAATGTGGTTGTGCCACAATTTGTTTTTGGACTAATTTTATTTACTTTTATTTCACTCATAATTTACCTAATTTTGAAATTTATACCTTATTATTACTATACCTGAACCCCCAGCATATCCTTGGCCAGGTAAACTGCTTCCAGTACTTCCACCACCACCGCCACCGCCAGTAAAACAAGTTCCTGCAACACCAGCTGCAGGTCCTGGAGCAGGACTAGCTCTTGATCCATCTCCACCTCCACCTGTTCCACCTTGTCCTGTACTTGGAGGTCCACCATAACCAGCGCCTCCACCTCCACCTGCATAAGCAGTTGGGGTATTTGAAATTGTTGTTGTAGCACCAGCACCACCATCACCGCCACCACAACCTGGGCCGCCAGGTCCTGTGTTTTCTCCAGCAGCAGTTGCACCGCCACCTCCACCTGCGTTCCACCCACCGTGAGGAATTGTACTTGAACCACCAGGAAATCCTTGAGCTGGAGTTGTTGGAGGAGTATCTCCATCACCACCTGATAAAGTTCCAGCTGGTTGTTCTGAAGCACCTGCACCACCACCTGATCCTCCTGAGGGAGCCTTATAAGGGACTAGTGGACTAACATTAATTCCCATTCCACCACCTCCACCACCGGCCGATACAATAGTATCAAAAATTGAAGGAGTTCCTGGATTTCCAGCTGTACAAACAGGTTGAGGATAAGGAGCAGTTGCTCCACCACCACCTACTTGAATTGGATAACCTTGAACTGATGCAGTTAAAGAAGTTGCACTTACTAAAGGTGAAGCTGCCCACACAGGAGCTGCAGCTGGATTTTGTGATTCTCTATATCCTCCTGCACCGCCTCCACCGCCAACTCTACCTGGAGCAGGAATTGGTCCAACCATACCACCGCTTCCTCCACCTGCTACTACTAAATAATCCATTTTATCATTTCCAGCTGGAGTGCCAGCTGAACTGACACAGAAAGTGCCTGGATTTTTAAATATTGCTATTTTATAATCTCCTACTGTCGATATACTATTACACGTTCCCGAAACGGTCGCTGTTATATATGGGGGTAGTCCTGTTTGAGAATTTTGAGTTTCTTGAACGTTAATCCAACCTTCAGTATTATCTACAAATACAAAAGTTGCTGATTGACCATTAACAGTTAAAATTGCATCTTGTGCAATACCACCTATGGGTTTAGAATTTCTACCAATAGTTAAATTATATGTGTTAAAAGTTCGTGTATAATCTGAAAAAGCAACAATATCGCCAGCGGTTGGACTTGCTGGTAAAGTTGCCGTAAAGGCTCCGCCTGAAGTATCACAAAAATATCCTTCTCCATTTGCCGCTGTAAATCCTGTTGTTTTAATTGAACCTGTTTGCCAATTAACAGATCCTGATCTTCCAAATCCTGATTGTGATGCACCAGATGCTAAATTAACAGTATCGCCACTTGCACCAAGTGTAATTGTCGTACCACATTTATTGATGATGTTTGAATCATCTGAAACTTTATTTATATTATCTACTTTTATTTTACTTGTCATTATTGATACCTATATCTTATCATCACAATACCTGAACCACCTTGACCCCCACATTTTCCACCGCCGCCACCACCACCAGTATTACATACTCCAGAAGTACCAGTTCCTCCAGTTGGTCCATTAGCTAATGCTCCAGCTCCACCACCACCAGTTCCACCAGTTCCTAATGCAGGTGTATTATCCCAGTTTCCACCACCACCTCCACCGGCAAAATATCTTGTATTTGAAACAGGACCTCCTGCCCCATAAGTTGGTGCTGTTGGTCCGATAAAATTATCATCTATATAACTACCAACACCTCCTGGGCCTCCAACTTCTGTACATATTGCCCCACCAGTTCCATTACCTCCAGCTGCACCAGCTCCACCACCACCGCCAGTACCACCATACGAAGGAGGTTGACTTGAACCACCATCATTACCTTGAGGAGGAGACACTGGGGGTGTATTACCCGTTCCTCCTGCACTTCCTACATCTCTAGCTGAACCACCTCCAGATCCTCCCGGACCTCCAGTAACTCCAGGTGTACTAGGTACATTGTGATAAAGACCATAACCGCCACCAGCCGATGTAATTGTTGAAAAAACTGCAGGTGTCCCATTTACTCCAATACGAGATGGCACCGGGCCATCTGCTGTTCCACCAGGACCTCCTCCACCAACTTGAATTGGATAAGGCGTGGCTGTTGCTGTTAAACCTGTTGGACTTGCTAACGGTGATGTTAATGGTGCAGGCAATGAAAGCGAGTTAGCTACTCTAAAACCTCCTGCTCCACCACCACCAGATCCAGCTGTTGGACCACAATTAGGTGCATTACCACCACCTCCACCACCACCAGCTACTACTAAATAATCTAATTTGTTATTGGCTGCACAACCTGAAATGCAAGCAACAGCAAATGTACCAGGACCTGTAAAAATATGTGTCTTATAATTACCACAAGTTCGAATTGCATCCCCACCAGTTGCTACTATAAAACTATCACCTTTAAAAGTAGAACTATCGTCTTGAGTTGCTACCCACCCTTGAGATCCATCTACATAAACTAAAAATATTGAAGCACCAGCTGTACTAATATCAACATCTGCAGTATTTCCTCCATTAATCGGAGAGCCATTTCTACCTATTGTTAGGTTAGCTGATGCAAAATTTCCATTATAATCTTTTAAACCTACAATATTTCCTGCACTTGGAGACGCTGGAAGTGTTAAAGTAAAAGCTCCACTTGCTGCTGTATCACAAAAATATCCTTCTCCAGATACTGCAGTGAAACCTGTTGTCTTTTTTGTTGTAACCCAATTAACTGTTCCTGTTCTACCAAAACCTGTTTGACTAGCTCCACTACCTAAAGCTACTGTATCTCCTGAACCACCTAAAGTTAAGGTAGTTCCGCATTGTGGTTCAACTGTATTTACTTCTATCTTTGACATTAAACTATTACCAACGTTCCTGTTACGGTAACAGTTGCTGGAATAGTTATTGGACCTGCAAGAACACCGTTCTCGACAGTTTGCGTTCCATCAATTGTTGCCGCTTGATTATTTATAAATTCATTTGGAGAAGTCTGCCCTCCAATATATTGGATTCCATTTATTACTGCCGTCATAATTCCTCCTACGAACTAATTTGACTGATGTATGACGTAACAATATCACAGCTTGAAGCTGTATTTGAAACTGCCGTTAATACATCGCCTAGTTTTAAAACAATTTTAGCTCCGCCTTGGATTAATTCGATTGCAGAATTTGGTGGGATAACAACACCTTTTGCAAGATATTTATTTCCACTGTTGATAATGTAAACATCAACTTCAATTGTAGAAGTTAAAATATTACATAATCTAATTCCTATGACCGCATCATAATCCGCTCCAGTTACAAGCGTTGCTGCAACTGTTCCGACTGCTGATTGTAAATTGTTTCTAAAATTTTGTGCCATATTTTTTCCTTATTATAACGCCACGGCCATTGCTAATGCAAAACCTGCGCTCGCTGCTCCCACAGGGTCGCCATTATTATCTAAGTACACTGCCTTATCTGCGGGTAATGTACAAAAAACATCCTTAGTACCTGAACTTAAAGTAATTGGAGAAGTATTGCCATCGGAGTTATCAAGAACTGTTGTTCTTTCTAAAGTAGTTGCTCCTGAAAGAGTTCCTAAACCAACTTCAAATTCGGCTGTTCCTTGATTATGAATAGCGTAATAAGTTGTGTTTCCAGTTCCAATACCTGTATCAAAAGTTACAGTTCCTTGACCAGTAGGAACACCAGCCAGAGTTATGTTACCCGTTCCAGTAGTTGTACTAGTTTCTTTTACTCTATCATTTATAACCAATGCCATTGTTTACTCCTTTAATTACAATTAGTTGCTTTTTATACTTAACAACGCATCTGCACCAGAAGGTGATCCAGAAGTCGGAGAAGGGAAAGTTACTGTGAACGTTCCATTAGAACAAGATTTTGTTCCACCGAAATCTAGGACAACAATCAATTTACTTGCTGCTGACGTATTGTAAATAGCTCCAAAAGCTGCACTAAAAGTTGCTGGTGTAGGGCTTCCCCAAACACTATCTGTAAAATCAACTGTTGCATAGTTTGCAACATTTGAAACTGCGTTACCAGTTAATGTATTTCCTCCAGCTGAATACTCTGTTCCTGTTGTTTCACTAGCAGTTACATAAACTGTACTTGCAGTGTTGTAAGGACTAGCAGTATAAAGTGCTAACTTAAATGTATCCGATGCAAAGTTGTGAGTTCCACTCAACAATTCTACAGGGAATGCATAAGGTACTTCGTTTGCCATATTTTATCTCCTATTTATTTCCATAACTTGATGGTGGTTTTACGTTGAGTTGAGCACGAACTTCACCATCTTGATATTCGTCTCTGCGTCTTTGACCGATTTGCTCGATCGCATACGATTCTAGCGCTTCGTTAAAAGCTGATTGATAGTATTGTAACATATCCTGCGGTCCTTTCAAGTACCCATATGCATTTACTAAAGATCCATATAAAAGTACGTCAGCATATTTATTAGACAAATATGTCCCTGCAGTATCGGTCACAATGCTTGTAGCTTCTTTATCATAACAAAGCGTAATTTTGTAAGTTTTATCTGGAGTTGGAGCGACCACCCAGTAAGTTTCGTCCCAATTTGCATAATATTTAGGAATATCTACGGCCGCAGTTCCTGGTGTAGAATAGTATTCAGCCATAAAAGAAGTGTCTCTTTGTTCTAAGTAATATTGATTTCCTGCCGCATCTTCTAATTGAGCATACCGAATCGCTCTCATATCACCTGGAATAGTTACATATCTATTTCCAATGACTAGGTTAGAAGTTGCGTAGTAAACATTTTGATCGGTATCGATTGATCTTAAAATTTTATTTTCTGCGTTTTGAATAATTCTTGCTAACACAGAATCAGAAAGTACATTACTTCCAACTTCTGTATAGTTTCTAATATCGTCTCTTAAATTTGTTAAACTGTATGCCATTAGCCGTTAACCACCTTTAATGTTACTGGACCGGCAGAACAAGCAGATCCTCCTCCAACCACTCCAGTTGTTGTTGCTGTATCCGTGCTTGTAAAGAAAAAATAATTTTCTGGAGAAGTTAAGTCTCCAGGTGCTGTAGTAATAGTTCCATCAGAATTTTTTTGTCCTACTGTAATTGTAAATCCTGTTGCTGAATCAATATCACTTACATTATTAAATGATGGAATATTTGCAAAAGCTTGTAAATTCATAGCGTCAGCTCCTCCACTGCCAGCAGTAGTTACTTGAGCTGGTCCTCTTAATCTTACTATATCTCCTGTTTTTCTTTGATGATCTTCTGAATAAACATTTACAAAAGTTGTTCCACCAGCAATAACTGTAGTGAATGGATTAGGATCTAATAAAATTAAACTGACTGCCGCAGCTGGTTGAGGTCTTGGATTCCATAAAGCTTGTGGATCAGAACCCGCTGGTTTAGGATCCAATTGTGGTTGCTTAGGTTCATACTCGGAAGTGTGAACTAACATTCCATTCCATTCTCTTACCATTTCGGTGTAAGGAAATTTTAATCCCGATCTATCTGAGATCGCCCACGACTGTTTACCTGATGCATATCCGCCCATTATACTCCATCTCCATAAAATGTTTGTGGTGATATATAAGTAGAAGTACCTTGGTTGTCAGCATCTAATGCTCTAAGTAATTCACTTTCATATCTTCTTTCCAATTCTTGACTCATATCTGGTGAAAATTTTAAACTTAAATAATAAGCTAATCCAGACATCATACAAGGATAGAATCTATTAACGACATCGGAAGTATAATTGTAAGCTCCGACATCTTGAATTTTTGCTAAATAATAAAAACAAAATTGATAACTACTAGGTGTAGTTGTGCTTGATACACTAGCACTTGGTGTAGTGTATAAAAAAACACTTGGGTTTAATTTTCTTTCTACATAATATTGTGAAGGAGTTCCCTTCGCTAATTTGTTTGGTGTTTGTGAATAAGCTGATCTATCAATCTTTGTAAGTGCAATATCTTCAGGAGCTGTAGTTGTAGAATTATTTCTATAAAAAGCTTCTAAGACTTCACTAATATCATTTGGAAAATTAGTTGAATCTGATGCATAACTATATTCTGCTTGGCCTTCTACTAAAGGAACTTTAGCTAATTTTACTTTCCATAAATGCACACCTCTGTTACCCCATTCTTGAAACATTATATTTAAAGATCGTCTTGCTGATCTTAACATATAACCCGTTTGAGTTCCTTTTACACCTGTTCTTTCAAATGCTTCTTGAATAACATCATCTATTTGTGGATTGAAATCTGTAGTTTCAGAAGTTGGTGGAATAGTTTGTGCACTATTACCCATTCCAGAAGTACCAACGGCACCTCCATCATAATAAAATAAAAGAGGAGCTCCAACAGTTCTAACTGGAGCAACTACAATTGTAGTCTTAGCTCCGGCTGTTCCTGGAGTTCCTGTTTCTGTAACACCTGTATTATATTTGACTCCGCCTGTGGTAAAAGTTCCATTAGTAGTGCTTGAAAAAGCTATTAAGTAACCTGTAAGAGTAGAATCAGATTGATCAAAGACATAAGTATTTCCTTCTTGCAAATGCAAGACAGGGCTTACCTCGCCATTAATAAAAAATTTAGGGTTACTGGCGCTAAAGGCATTAGTGCCACTTGCGACAGTGACCGTGTAAGTAATCGTCGCCATTTATCTCCTAGCCGTAATAGAATGTTACATCAGCGATAGTCGTTAAACTTACTGTTGGTTTAGTATTACATTTAATACC